ATCGTCCAAATGTAACACAAGCGTTTGGTAGAAGTATGGGATCATGGAGTATTCATGGTATATCTTTTCTTGATTACATGGAAGTATATAAAAAGTTTTCTTGGGGTCAAAGAGAAAGTTATTCTTTAAATTATATCGGGGAGTATGAGCTAGGAGAAGGAAAAACAAAATTCAATGCTACTGACTTGTCCAAGCTTGCTATTGTTGATTGGAAAACATTTGTTGATTATAACATTCAAGACGTAAATTTGCTTGTCAAATTAGAAGAAAAGCTTCAATATATGAAATTGGTTGAAAATATTTCATATAAAGGTTTATCCCCATTCCAATCAGCCATTGGAACTATTGGAGTTGTAACTGGTGTATTTGCTCAAGCTGCTTTAAAACAGGGTATGATTATACCCACATTTGAACATCACAACAAAGAAAGTTTTTCAGGTGGATTTGTAATGGAACCAAAAAGAGGTTTACAAGAGTGTATTGTTTCATTTGACGCAAATAGCCTATATCCAAACACAATTATTACTTTAAACATTTCTCCCGAAACAAAACTTGGTAAAATTATTAGTAAAAACAAAGAATCTGTAATTCTTGAATTGATAGATGGCAATCGATATACACTTTCAAAAGAAAAATTTGCGGCGTTTATAAAAAAGACAAATGCATCCATAAGTAAAGCAGGTGTATTATTTTCGCAGACAAAAAAAGGATTTTGTCCTCTTGTTATTGATGACATCTATAAAGAACGTCTAGATAATAAAAATTTATTACAACAAAAACAAGAGAAATTAAAAAAACTTTCTAAACATCAAGAAGATGAAAAAATATTATTAATTAAACAAGAGATAGAACACCACAAACGTCTGGATAAAATTCAAAAAGTTTTTCTTAACTCCATGTATGGTTATTTTTCAAACAACCATTCACCACTTTATGATATTGACATTGCTTCCAGCATTACAAACACAGGTCAAGCGTGTGTTAAACAAGCTGGTGTAATTGTAGACGAATGGGCAAAAGAAAAATACAATACAACTAAAAGCCTATTAATTTATATGGACACCGACTCTAACTACTTGAGTATCAAAGAGTTACAAAATATTTTGGGTGTTGATTTTATAGATTCTGATGGAGGAATTACAAAGGCGTGCGAAGCTGTTGCAGAAGAAATTGAAGTAATTCTTAATAGTGGGATTGGGGAGTGGGCCAAGAAAAGTCTTAACTCAGCAGATTCCCGTTTAGTATTTAAAAGAGAAGCGATTTGTGATATTGGTCTATTCTTAGAAAAGAAAAGATACATTCTTAGTATTAAAAATGATGAAGGTGTTGAGGCAAATAAAATGAAATTTGTTGGAATGGAAGTTGCAAGAAGTTCTTATAGTGAACCGGTTAAACAACTCATTCGTGATATTGTAGATACTGTTTTTAAAACAAGAAGTAGTGTTGAAACAAATATCAAATACCGTGAAAGTTATGAGAAATTTAAAAATCTAACACTTGAGGATATAAGCATTAGAAGTAGTATTAATGATTATGCAAAGTGGGCCAACAAGAGTCAAAAATTCAGCATTGCTAAAAACACACCAGTGCATGTAAAGGGTAGTATATATTACAACACACTTCTCAAAACACTAGGTGGAGAAACTGATCATGAAGCTATTACATCTGGGCAAAAAATAAAATGGTTTTATTGTGCTGAAAACAAATATCAAGTCAGTGTCATGTCTTATCCAGATATGTATCCAGATATTTTAAACAATGTAATTCATCCAGATTATAAAAAGATGTTTCTAAAATTAGTTACATCATCTGTAAAAAGAATTCTCGACGCCTGTGATTGGCCAATTGATGACTTATCTTATGAATATCGTACAAATTTATTCGATTTATTCAGGTGACAAACAACAAAACTATTGTAAAATATAAACACAGGAGAAAATTATGACACAAAACAAAACAAAAACTATTATATTCCTCGATACACTTGGTAGAACTATTATTGGTGTAGGAAACGACAAAGAATCAACAGCTTTACATTTAGCGGTTGATAACCCGGCGGTGTTGAACATTGTTCCTACACAACAAGGGTCCATGCAAGTACAAATTATTCCTCTCATCTTTAGAGAGATTCTCGCAAGTAAAGAAGAAGCAGTGACTGTATTTTACCAACGCAATTTGATTGCAGAAACATCTCAAAATACCGTACTAAATCATCAAATTATTGGAAGTTATCAAAACGTAACGGCACCTACACCTCAAGCAACCTCTGTACCTCAAGCAGCTGCAAATGCTGAGTCTGATAAAGTTATAAAATTATTTGATGACTAATATTATGAGTGACGCAAATAAAGATATTTTTAAATCTCTAGAAAAGTTAAATGAAGATGCTGCCACACTCTCTGAATCAACATTGAGTGTAGTTAAAGATTGGATTGATACAGGATGTATGGCTTTAAACGTCATATGTTCTGGTAGTCTTTCTAAAGGTGTACCAAAGGGTAGAATTATTGGTTTCGTAGGACCTTCTCAGTCAGGAAAATCCTATATTATGAATAAAATTATAGGCAAATTTCAAGCAGAAAGTCCAGATCATTGGGGTCTTATCTGGGATTCTGAAGCAGCGGCTGATCCTAAAATGGCAGAGAACGTAGGGGCAAATCCTAATAAAATTAAAATTCTTCCTGTGGGAAATGTTGAAGATTGTAGAAATCAAATTGTTTCATTTTTAAACAATGTGATTGCTGCAGGACCGTCTGCCTACGGAAAGTATATAATTTCTATTGATTCTTTAGGGAATCTTGCATCTAAAAAGGAATTAAATGATGCAGAGGCGGGTAAAGACGCAGCAGATATGGGATTACGTGCTAAAACAATTAAAAGCATGTTGAGAACTATTACATATAAAGCAGCTAAAGCAGGTGTAACTGTTCTTTTCTCAAATCATACATATGATGATCCTGCAAGTTTATTCCCTACCATGGTGAAAAGCCAATCAGGTGGAAAAGGCCCTATTTATTTAGCTAGTCTTTTGGTTCAATTGTCTTTCACACAAGATAAAGAAACAAAAGATAACAAAGAAATTAGTCCTCTTGCAAATAAAGTAAATGGTGTTAATCTATCAGCAATGACTGTAAAAAATAGGTTTGTTCCAAGTTACTTAAAAACCACTGTTTATCTTAACTTCAAAACAGGTCTTGATAAGTATAGTGGCTTGTTGGAGATGGCTACTGGATTTGGTGTTGTATTGCAAAACGGTGCAACATATGCACTTGCAGACGGTACAAAACTAGGTTATTATAAAATATGGCAAGACAATGAAGATGTCTGGGCAAAAATCATACCAGAACTTGAAGAAAAATTAAACAGCGAAGTATCCTACAACAACGAAAGTATTAGAGCAGATTATGTTAAAAATTAGTCATGAAATCCCGATCGCAATGCTCAAAAAGAGCAGAAGTTTTAACGATTATGAATATGCTCTCTGTCATTTATTTAATGAGAGAGAGGATTATCGAGATTTTTACATCGAGAGTGTAAAAAAAGAAAGACACGTTCTTCTTGATAATAGCATATTTGAGTTAGGAACAGCGTTTGATTCAAATGAGTATGCGAAAATAATTAATGAACTAAATCCAACTGAATATATTGTGCCTGACGTAACAGATGATATGGAAGGCACAATATCTTCCTTTAAAAAATGGAAAGAAGATTTTGCAAATGAATGTCCTGGTAAAATGATGGGAGTTGTTCATGGTAAAACATATGAAGAAATAAAAGAGTGTTTGAAATTTTTATCAAATAATTGTTTTAGAATTGCTTTTAATTTTCAAGATAAATATTATTCTGAAACAGGCATTGGGAACAATGTTTATGAAAGGATGATGGATGGAAGATGTAGGTTGTTTGAAAAACTGGAGTCAGATTTAGCTCTACCTAGAAATAAAAGTTACCATTTATTAGGTGCATCCCTTCCACAAGAATGTTTATATGCAGGAAAATTTAATTACGTTAAACATATTTTTACATCTCTAGATACAAGCAATCCTATTGTGCATGGCATTAATGGAATTAGATATCGTGGGGAAAATGGAATTGATGGTCTTGAAACAAAAGAATCAATTAAATTAGCAGATTTGATAGATCATGTTCCGACTAAAAAACAACTGATTGATATAGCGTATAACGTAAAAGCATTTAGAAACATTGTTTCTCAAAGTGATTATAACCACGAAACTAAAATATACGAACATGAAAATTGCAATTAGTGGTCCACCTGGGTCTAAAAAGGCCCAGTTATTTTCTCTACTAAAGGCAAACCCTTGGTTTGTAAAAAATAACTTTTCGTTTAAAAAAATAGACGTTTCTAACCATGTCAAAAATGATATTATAAATTCACAGTTTTTTATTTTTAACGATATAATAAAAACATCTATTGGTTCTCAAAACTTAAATAGTATTTTATATCCTGGAATATTAGATTCCCTTGCCCATTCCATACACTTTGAGTTGAGGGGTCAGGGTATACAACCAATGTCAACGAATTTAATTGCAGCAGTTAGCTCAACAATAAAACACTTTGATATTGTATTTGTATTAGTTAACAACGAAAGCGAATTTGCCGATGGATATTCAGCCGTCAGAAACATATTTACAAATCAAAAAAATATCATTTATTTAGAGGGTAAAAATCTTAATACAACTTATAATGATATTATCAAAACAATTACTGAATTATTTAAAAAAATAGAGGAGAAAAAAAATGAAGATAGCGCTAAGTGGGCCTCAGTACTCCGGGAAGACAACATTAATACATTATCTACAAACACTTCCGGTGTTTGAAGGATACAACTTCTTTACTTCTGCATCTAGAGATATAAAGAATGCTGGTGGAAGTGTAAATAGAGAAATTGACAATGAAAGTCAATTAAAAATTTTTAACAAACACATAAACAATCTTCTTCAAGAAGGTAATTCTATTTTTGATAGATGTTTATTAGACGCAGTTGCATTTGCTACAGATGCATATATTATTACAAATAACAATGACGTTTTTTTACAAATTGTAAACTGGGGTAGAGATAAACTAAAAGCAAGTGTAGAGCAAGGGATTGGATATGACCATATTTTTTATCTAGAACCCATTCCTAATATGGAACAAGATGGTGTAAGGGATATAAATGAACTATACCGAAGAGATGTAGTTGCAATATATGAAGAGCTAATGAAAGAAATACCAATAGTTCATAAAATTTCAGGAACTGTAGAAGAAAGAGCAAACCAAATAATAAAGACAATTTATGGCTGATTTAGATTTAGATTTCTTTGAAAAAGTTATTGTATATAATGCTATTAAAAATGATATATTTCTAAGTTCTATTATAGAATTTGTGGAGCCTAGTTATTTTAAAAATAAAAATATCGCGAACGTATTTTCTGTAGTCACAGGTTATTATAAAGACAGAAATTGTACACCTTCTATTACAGAGATTAAGAGTAGATTAAAAACACCTGAACTCAAAAAATCATTTATAGCTGTAGTAAATGATTTTAAAACATTAGATAAAGACTATAATCAAGATGAATTGATTGCAAATACACAGGAATACCTAAAACAAAGAGCTGTGTATAAAGCTGTAATGGATACAGCACAGGATATTAGTAACGACAAAACAGACTCTGCTATCATCCTTAAAACATTTGAAGATGCATGTAATATTAATTTGTTTCAAGATTATGGATTGGATGTAATTAATAATGCAGCCGAATTAGCTAAACGCCTTAAATCTACTACTACATTTTTTTCAACGGGTTATAAATGGTTAGATGAAAAAATAAAAGGGTTTGCAACTGAAGGTAAAGCACTATATGTAATTAGTGCAGCTACAAATGTTGGTAAATCTATCATGCTTACTAACATTGCTTGTAATGTAGCTAGGCAGAATAAAATAGTTTTTCTATTTACATTGGAAATGTCTGAAGAAATGTATGGTAAAAGAATAGCATCCTGTCTTACACAATTGGATATTGGTGGACTGCATGAATTTACGGATGAAATGGTTCAAAGTATAGACGAAATTAAAAAGGAAAATCCCGAAGCGTGTTTGTATTTAAAGGAATTTCCCACGAAAGGCGCAACTGTTGCAACAATTAGAAGTTATGTAAAACGCATAATGAGTAATAAAAAAGTTAAGCCTGATTTAATTGTAATTGATTATTTGAATCTTTTAAAGCCATCTGTAATTTCTGGACAGAGTTACGGGGATATTAAAATGTTAACCGAAGAACTTCGTGGATTAACATATGAATTTGGCGGTGTTCCTATTCTTACAGCAACCCAACTCAATAGAAATTCGTTTAATGAAGTAAACCCAGGTATTGAAACAACTAGTGAAAGTATGGGTTTGAGTATGACTGCAGACGTACAATTAAGTTTATGGGCAAATGAAGATGATAAAGAAGCAGGGATTTTACATATGGGTCTCCAAAAGAACAGATTCGGGCCCAATTTTGGAAAAACAGCTCTAAAAATTAATTGGAATAATCTATCTGTTGTCGAAACGGAAGACTCTGTGTTTGATAATGATGATTTACATCAAGCAAAATCAATTTTAGATGATCTATAAGTGTTGAAAACAATAAATTTCCTGGTAAATATTTAAATGAAAAAGATACATATATTCACACACGGTGATTTAGACGGTGTTACCAGTTACCTTGCGGTAAATTGGTTCATTCCTGATGCATCTTTCACATACACAATTATAAGTAATGCTTCAAATGTAAGAGAAGAAGTATTAACCTTCTTAGGAAGCCATTCATTTAAAGATTATAATAGAATATTTTTCTTAGATTTAGATTGTTACGATGCGAAAGATTTAATTGAAGAAAAGAACGTTTTTATCATTGATCACCACGAAGCACATGTTAATAAAATAACAGAAAACGGTAAATATGAAAACGCGACATCTTTAGTGAAGGTATTTCCAAGTTGTTGTCTTTTGATATATAAAATATTTTCTAAATTATTTGAAAACGCTGTAATAACCAAAGAACAAAAAACATTACTTGGTATTGTAAATGATTATGACTCATATCAATTACAAATTAAGTTTTCTGTTCCTCTAAACTGGGTATTTTGGTCTTATAATAAAAAAATAGAAAGCTTTTTTAATAGGTTCTATAATGGATTTAATGGTTTCAATAATAATGAAATCTCAATGATTAAAATTAAAAAGAACGAGTTAGAAAAAATCATTTCGGAGTTAGAATTATTCAAAGGTAAATTGAATGAGTATAACGTCCTTGCATGTTTTGCAGATGAATGTATAAATGAAGTTCATGATTATATTCTACACAAATACAAACCAGATATTACAATAGTAATAATTTCCAAACCAAAGAGAGTTACATGGAGAAAAAACCTTAACTCTAAAGCACCCTTACATATTTTGGCAGAAAAATTATGTGACGGTGGAGGTCATGAATATGCAGCTGGTGGAAACATCACAGACAGATTTTTGACATTTACAAAAAAGTTGCAGCCACTCGATGGATAAATCCCCGATTACAAGTGATACTAAACCAATGGCCAATATCATTTATAAAGAATATGATAAATATATATTATTGTTTGGTTCAATGTTCTCAATGGGAATTGAAAAAAACCTAAATCATACAAGCTTTGTACTTTCACTGATTGAAGAAGAAGAATATCAAGATTTATTATTAAATTTATGCGGGAATGATTCATTTTATGATATATTATTAGTAATATTCAACAGATACCCAAGACTATGCAATTCAAAAACAATCTCTCACTCCCTAAAGAAGAATGCTAGACGAATCCGTAAAAAACATTTATAATATCTATTTACGTTCCATCAGAACAGCCCAAGACAAGCCATTCCGATATAGAAAAGATTTTACAAAGTTTGAAGATGAAAAGGTAATTGTGTGTTCAAGATTAGCAAGATTCTTCAAAGATTGTGAGCACATTAACCCAGAAGACTTCTTTAAAGCCCCTTTCCAGTTACTAGATGATTTTAATCCTTCATTAGAATTTTATGCTTCTGCTAAAGCAAGAAGGTGTTACTCTATAACACAGAAGAAATTATTAAATAGTCCACCTGATTCTGAATATCAATTAAATTTTACTAAAGATTCTTTTAAATTTTTAATTCAATTTTGCAAAGAAAACAAAATATCCCTACAAGAATATATTAATAATGAAAACTTTCCACCTTTTTGGGCTTTACATATAAAAACAAAGAAAATTAATATATATTCTCTTATGGCATTTGACAATATTCGTGATAAAATAGAGAAGTTAGACAACGATATCGGTGAATTATATCTTGGTGAAATTTATAAAAACTACTATGTATACAAAAGAGCCTTTATGCAGTCAAATAAAATGAGAAAGTTAGTTGATAACGCAAAAAGAATCGCTATAATAAGAATTAATGAGTCAAGTGACTCAAACAAAACGAGAAAATAAAAAGGAAAACAAAACAAATGAGTAAATATAACGTAAGTATGTTCGAGAAAATTAAAAGTGTACTTGATACACAAGAGTCAAGTGGTGGGGGTAGTAATTACAAAGATATTCTGAAAACAGAAGTTGGTAATAACTATGTAGTTCGTCTTTTACCTAATGTAAAAGATATTAACGACACCTTCTTCCATTACTTCCAGTTTGGATGGGAATCTGTTGCAACTGGGCAGTATGTTTCTGCATTGAGCCCTGTCACCTTTGGTGAACGCTGTCCAATTAACGAACTTCGGTTCAAATTGTACAAATCTAAAAACCCACAAGATAATGAATTGGCTAAATTGATTAAACGTCAAGAACGCTGGATGGTCAATTGTTATGTTGTTGATAATCCCAGCGATCCGAGCACAGAAGGAACTGTAAAGATTCTTCGTTATGGAAAACAAATCGATAAGATTATTAAAGATGCAGTGTCTGGAGATGATTCGGATGAATATGGACCCGCAGTGTTTGACCTTTCAAAGAATGGTTGCAACCTCCGTATTAAAGTTGAGAAGAATGAAGGTGGTTACCCTACCTATGTATCTTCAAGATTCCTTAAAGCATCTGCATTAAAAGATGTTGATGATGATAAGGCTGATGAAATTTACGAAAATATTCATGATCTCGCTCGCATTCAGCAAGTGAAGACTTATGAAGAGTTAGAAGAAATGATTAATGTTCATCTTTTGAACAAAACAACTTCTTCTATTACTAAACCTGAAATTGAGGTTTCACAAGAAGTGGATTTTGATGAAGCAATTACATCAGACTCTTCCACAGATGATGATTCATCTGATGAATTGGATGATATTGACGAACTTCTTAAAGATCTGTAAAATATAACAAAAAAGGGGAGGGAAACCTCCCCCCATTCTTATGAAAATCACCATAGATAAAAAATCTTTCACAAACGACTTTCTTAAACCTATCAATAAGGTAACTGAACGCGGTGTAATTAAAATTAACAAAAACAATGCAACTGCTTTGGTTAATGAAAGTTCCTCTCCCCTATTTCTTTATTGTGATACAAAAATAAATTGCAAAGTAGAAGACGAGGTTGTATTATCTATAGGGGATTTTCAGAAACTACTCAAAGCAATTAATTGTATTGAAGAAGAAGAACCAACATTTGAAATAAAATCAAATCACCTTCATTACAGCTCACCAAATTTAAAATTCAAATATCATCTTCTCGAAGATGGTGTAATTACAGCACCCACTTTCAACCTTCAAAAACTCGAAGCATTAAAATTCGACACTACTTTTTCAATTTCTAAAGATGTTATTAAAAATATAATTAGAAACAGTACTTTTACATCAGATAGTACTAAAATTTATTTTTATACACAGGATGAAAAAGTATTTTGTGAGTTAAATGACCGAACAATATCAAACCTTGACATGATAAACATGTTAGTCAGTGATAGTTTTACAGGAAACCCGCTAAAGACAGCGTTTCCGCTAAGATTAGATTGGTTCGATAACTTTACCAGTCTAGAATTTGAAGAGATTTCCGTGAAGTATAACAGTACTAATAATGTTGTTATATTTCATATCGAAACAAAAAACACAACATTAAAATATATAGTATCAACCCTAACAAAATAGAAAATTATGGCAAATAAAATCAACACACTTGGTTATTTCGTAAATCGTCTTCGTAGCAGTGGCTACAGAGTCGAAAAGATCTTTAACAACTTCGGGAAAATGGACCCACGAGTTTGGACGATTGTAATCGATCCAAATGGTGCAAGTATCTTTTGTACTTGTTATGTCAACCATCCCGATCGTGGTGAAACAACTGTTGAATTGTATGACGGTGGACAATTTATCCCAGGCAAAGTTAAATTGGTCACCAACAGCGTTGAAGTAGTAATGGAGAAACTAAACAGTTTTGATATTATTAACAAAACAGCTAGATACAATAACAATGAGTACACCAAAGATTATAATAAACAATCAAGTAAGTGAATTCAAAGAGATTAGATATAAGTACTTACATGAGTAAGTCCGAAGAAACTAACCCCCCTCGTAAACAGAGGGGGAGACCTAAGGGTTCTAAAAATAAAATAAATCCTGAATCTCCTCCAGTAAATAATACACAACCAGAAGTAAAAGATATTTTTACCGTATTAAGTGATTATTGTGAAGACTTGACAAAATCAAGAGATATGCAAAAAATAGAGAGTCTAAATAACAGACTCGAAAAGGCATATTTTCAAGAGCATCATGATATTACTAGTCAACTAAAGTTCTGTGAGAATGTGTTGGGTGAAAATCTCGAAGATTTTTTAGTAGTTGGGCATACGTTTGACGGAAGTAGGGTCAGGATTTTCAAAGCTAGTAGACCCAAGGATGTTGACTCTTTAAGAGAGGCAGCAAAGCAAATTGTCCTTCCTTTCTTGATGAGTGGGCAACAAGAAGAAAACGAATATTAGGGCCAAACGGCAGTTGCTAAATTACTTCTTTCTGTGTTACTTGGGTTTGACCAAGTAAATGCGACTTTTGTGCCTTTTGCGGGTGGGGCAAGACCACCATAACCAGTAAAAATGTTATGAAGAAGTTTTACACCTTGTCCACCAGAACGGATCCATTCAAACTTTCCGCCAACCCATTTTCCATCCTTCATTATATAGAAGTTACCAAGAAAAGCAGCTTCACCAGACCCTTTATTCCACGAGTTGGGTAACCCAGACCAACTAAATGATACCGTAGATGACGATATACCAGTAACGTTAAGACTCATTACCTCTTTTCCTTGTGGTGAACCTGACGCAGAAAAAGCCCCAGCAGTTCCTTCTAAACCAGCGGCAGCAGCTGCGTTTTCACCATACAAACCAGTTTGCATAGAAGCAGCGGCTGCAGCAGCTTCTTGGAATTGTACAATTTGTTCTCCATAAGTGTCTTCCATATATTGTCTGTCTTCTTCCGAGAGATCATCTAAGGTGGGGAATACAGGGGTTGCAAAGAAGCCCGACCAATCCAAATCAAATAAATCTTCTATTAGGTTATCTAACGGTACACAATTTCCATACGTAAAACTTCCAGGGAGGTGGGCCCCTGTATTTATTTTTTGATTTGTTATGGTATCAAAAATAACATCTGTTGATCTATTCAAACATTCATCTATAGGATATTTTGTATCTGGAATATCGTTAACATTAACTATTGATAATTGTGCTTCTCTATTTATTCTTTGAGATCTTGCTTCGACATTTGAAATATATCCACAAAGATCTTCTGGCCATGGTAGTCTATTTGTTGTACCCTTAACGCTATTAAATTCTTGAAGTACAGCAATACCAAGCAAAGAGTTCGGTATCAATTTGAGATAAGGATATTTTTTTAAGATATTGCCAAGATAATTAATAGGCGACTGATTTAAAGTTGTGAATACCCCAGAAGATCCACCACCTGGTAATCTATCTGTGAATTGTCTTTCTGTTTTTCCTGATGTCATAATATTTTCCTAGTTTACCAAAGAGATGGGGGATTTGCCGCAGCAACATCATTACCAAAGCCACGTTGTGCTGTAACGACAAATGTAGGATCTTCTTTTTCTGACTTGTATGTCTTTTCTTCAGGGTTGATAAAAATACTATACGTTATAGTGTATGTGTATGTATTCCATCTACTAGTCGATTGTACAGGAGTACCGTCATGTGTTCTTTTAATGTTAATTGATAATTGACCATTAACAACTTCGCCAGAAGAATCCTTTTCCGCAGTGGTAATTGTTAGAGAACCGACTCCTGCCGCAGTAATTGCTGGGTCTTTTGATAATTTATCCAGAATGCGTGTTCTTAATATGGCAGCATATCCCACTACTGGTATCTTATCTTCACCTATTGCGATGTCATTTACTGGTGCAGCCGCTACTGTTCTTTGTACATCATTAATACTTGCACCATTACCTCCTGATCTCGTAGGTTTACCTGATGGGTCAGAGATAAATGCTCTTAAAGCTTGAATAGAATTGAACAACTGTGAAGGTGGTCTTTCATATAAGTGTGTATGTGGGGGAATTAGTACATTTACAGGAACACCAAAAGGAAAAAGAGGGGGAATAGGGGCTGTCCATCCACAAGCAATGTAGCTATAACCAGTCGCTGAAAGAACTTGTTCAGCATCTGCATCACCAACATCATTAAGTTCTGTGGGATTGACAGAAACACCGGGCAGAGACCATATTCCATCTGAGGTTTCCCCATATTCCCTAATAGAGGCAATAGCAGGAGTGCTAAATTGACCATCGACGTGGAGACCGCCTTGTATAATAGCATTCCGCGATACATGTAAAGACCCATCAACCATTACAGGTGAATGTTCTTTAGGATGAAAAGCAATCTTTCGTCCACGGAGAGAGAATCTGTCACCACCATCTATATTAATCTCATATTGAGATGAAATGTTAATTTGTTGTCCTGTAATATTGAATAATGTACCATACATATCAATAGGACCAAAAGTTTTCATGTTAATTCCATTTGCCCCTACCAATAATTTATATTTGTTCATGGCAGTAAGAATATAATCTCCACCAGGCACATTTAATACTGATACATGTTCAATATGAGGAGCAGGTGCATAACTTATATACACAGATTCCGGAGCAACATATACATTTTCTGAGCGAAGTTTACCTATTGGGTCTACTCTAATAGAAGGCAAATCGTTCATTACAGTACCGATTGTCTCTATTTTATTTTTGCTTATGTTAGATATCTTATCTCCACCAGATAACTGACGTTGCAACCTCAATAATTCTGGAGCAGAGCTTTGAATTTTTTTATCTAATTCGCCACCAGCTTCTTTAAAATGCTCAGGTTCAAATTCACCATTATGTGTAGAAGGTGAATATCCTACTTCTTGATCTGGTGTAAATAATAAATCTGAATTACATATATCGCACTTAGCACCAGCAAAATATCCCTTTCCTTTTTGTGTTAATCCCTGGAGTGTGTCCTGAAGATCTAAATCTAATTGTGTAGGAATTGTAAATGTTAGCACATAAGAGGGTTGGCTTGCACCTATTTCTAAAACAATTTGAGGTGTTGCACAAGAGAATAAAGGCCCAGCCAATTTAGGTAGGGAAAATATCAAAGGAGATTGTTGTAAATCTAATAAATAGCCAGCAGAGTCGAATGAATAATTTTTAGATTTACAAATTGGGCAAGAAACAAATCCTTTAGTGCTTGTATTTGCCTTAATAGGGGT